TCCTCCTGGGAAGATGGCATCACCGATGAACAACATCTCGTTCTTCGAGAATCCAAGGTATTTTTCAATTTGGGCAATGGCATAACCCTTGTCGATTCCCTTGTGGGTCACATCGATCGAGGTGGATCCTCCGGCCCGGATGTCAAACTCCGGGATTAACTGCATTAGCTTTTCTATTAAAATCAATCGCTTGGAAAATGTCGGATCCCATTTCTTTTTTTCTTCAACAGGTGCCAGCTGTCCCATCGCCGAGAACGTGACCTGAGTTCCGCGGTTTTCTAGTTGATCACCCCAAAGTCTTCTCGGCATCTTGATGCCTGGATTGTCAAGAACTTTCTTAAAAGCAGCAATGATCTTTTTGACTTCAGCGGGTCGAAGGGTCTCAGAGTAGATGCACCGCCAGCCTTCACTGCTGTGTTGATAAAAGCTGGTGCCTGATGTTGGAAACATGTGAATCCTCTTCAGGTCGTTGGGGCTTAAATTTAAGCCATAAATCAACTGCGATTCAAATTGAGCCCAGGCGCCACCTGAAATGACGGCGACGTCGAAGCGGTGCAATAACCGCTTCAAGGCTTCGATCATCTTAGGTTGAACTCGTGATTTGCTGGGAGCCAGCGTACCGTCGAGGTCAAATACAACTAATTTCATGACAGCCGTAACTATTGGGCATAGTCATGACGATTGTTGGCAAATATACTTTTTGATGATGTTTTTAGACGCTCGAAGCTCCGGTGGAACAAAATTCATCTCTAGCAGGTCAAAGAAATCCTGTTCTTCTGGGACCCAGAGTTGTTCACCGGTCGGCATGGTTGGCATGCAATCTGTCATGCGACCTCCTCCGGACAACACCTTCCACCGTTTGAAAATCGATGGAACAAATCCGCTGAAAGGATTTCCATTGTTGTCGACCGCAGAACCAGTCCTCATCAGGAACAAACCGCCCCAATTCTGAGGCGTCGCCATGAAGAGGTCAAGGTTCATCCCTTCGTTCAGTCGCAGGCGAATATACTTAGCGGTTGGCTTGAACGTCCATGGAATGCAGCCTGGCACGCCCGGTTTGATCAGTTGACCCACCTCAGAAAGAAGCGACAAGAGTCGATCACGCTGATCAGAGACGGCGACGATCTCAATATCTCCTACGACTTCTTTTCGTCGACGAATTGACCCAGCGATCTCACCACGAGATATCGCTGGTGATATATGGCTTAGCACGGTTTTCGCGATGTTTTCTGCCTGCCGGATGTCGATCTTGCCAATGCCCATGAGGCTACATTATCACAGCCTCACGGACATTTCATCGACTAGGCTTCTTTTGTTAAATTAAGCTTTGCTACGACAAGGTCCACTAAGTATGGATCATCATCGGACCAGCCTTGATATTCTTCGCCTGAAATTTCAACAGCACCAGATTTCAATGACAAATTTTCCTCACTCAAGAGCGACCATGTAATAAAAGCACTTGAAAAGCTTCTAATTTGTGCTCCTGTCAACTCAATGTAAGTTGCTGTATCCGGAAAAATTGTAACAGGCTGAATTCTAACTTTCATTATTAATCTCTTCTTTTGTCTCTTTAATTATTTTGTAGGGGCAATTTCTGCACTTTGAATTGCAACAGTATCCACGATTAAGTAAGAACGTTTTAGTAAAAACAATTTTGCCGTCTTCAACCGTGTAATCAATTCCTTCTGTTAGCTGCTTCATTTTAGATTTTGAAAAATGCTGAATGGAATCATTTTTAGCGCATTCAAAGCCATTAGCTCATCAGCGTTGGATGTTGTTGATGTCTTTTTGACGAACCAAGTGTCCAACTGTTTTTGAGTTTTGATTGCTTTTGACTTTATTAGCATCGCAATTTCATCTTGCAATTGCTGCCTAACATCTTCTTTTTTCATGTATTCAGGTGAAGCAGATATTTTTTTCTTTATCTCTCGAATAAGCTCATCTTTTATAATGAGACGTAATTGAGTCAACATTGAGTTCATAACCAAAATATCCTATCTAAGAATCAGACGTTTACGTAGCGTGACATGTCGACGTCGATTTTGCCGTTGCCAATATTTTCAATATCAAATTGAATATCGTCGTTCACGTCAAAAGGATTTGGAACGACAAGGTACACAATAGGCAACGAATCAGCTGTAATTGCATGCGAAACTGTTATAACACCAAACACAGGGGAATTTGATATTAGCAACTTTTGCTTTGAGCCGTCATCGAATTTAAAAGGAACGTAAGCAGATTCTGCTTTTTCACCATTGATCTCAGCCTTGATTGAGTTGCCTGACTGATCACCGGCCTGAGGATTCCAATATGAATCTACAATAATTTTTAAAATTTTGCCCGAAGCTGACGTCATTACAGCGGCAAAGCCATCAACTGACGACCCTTCTGAATCGTCAGCTAAGTTACCTGTCATAGAAAATGTATATTCGACAGACCAAGGCCTTTCAGGAAGAATTTTATTTTTCTTAATTGCTTCACGCAAGAGGCTTTGAAGTGCCTTACCTGTAATTTGCATGAATTAATTATAGTCGATTTTCAAAATTGTTCTTCTTCAGTTGAGCCATGAAGTGCCAAAGTAGATGAATTACCTGCCGAGATGACCTGTGAGACAGCGTCGAAGTAACCGGTGCCGACCTCCCTTTGGTGCTTCGTGGCCGTGTAACCGATTTTCTCAGCAGCGAATTCAGCCTGTTGTAGTTCTGAGTAGGCTGCCATGCCTCGATCCTTGTAGCCATGGGCCAACTGGTACATGGAGTGGTTGAGTGAGTGGAAGCCTGCGAGGGTGACGAACTGGAACTTGTAGCCCAGGGCTCCGAGCTCTCGTTGGAACTTGGCAATGGTTGAGTCATCGAGGTTCTTCTTCCAGTTGAAGGATGGTGAGCAGTTGTAGGCCAGTGGTTTTCCTGGGTGGTGCTTATGAATGGCCTCGGCGAATAGCTTGGCCTGTTCGAGGTCAGGAGTGGAAGTCTCCATCCAGAGCATGTCTGCATAGGGAGCATAGGCTAGTCCACGGGCTATCGAACGTTCGAGGCCAGTTCGGCAGAGGTAGTGGAATCCTTCAGGGGTACGCTTGCCTGGTTCGATGTAGTCGCGGTCGTATGGATCAATGTCGCTGGTTATCAGATTGGCCGAATCGGCATCAGTTCTAGCTATGATGACCGTTGGGACACCCATGACGTCCGCAGCAAGACGAGCTGCTGTAAGGGTACGGATGAACTGAGAGGTTGGGACGAGCACCTTTCCACCCATGTGACCGCACTTTTTCTCTGAGGCCAACTGGTCCTCAAAGTGGACACCTGCCGCGCCGGCATCGATGAGTGCCTTAGTGAGCTCAAATGCGTTTAGAGGTCCACCGAATCCGGCCTCTGCATCAGCGACGATGGGTGCAAACCAATCGGTACCCATCTTGCCTTCCGCGGTGTCAATCTGATCGGCTCGCGTGAGAGCATTATTGATCCTCTTGACAACCGACGGCACGCTGTTGGCAGGATACAGGCTTTGATCAGGATACATCTCACCGGCAAGGTTCGCATCGGCTGCAACCTGCCATCCTGATAGGTAGATCGCCTTGAGCCCAGCTTTGACCTGCTGGACTGCCTGGTTGCCTGTGAGAGCACCTAGAGCATGAACATAGGGCTGTTCATGCATCATTTTCCAAAGTTTTCTTGATCCTTCGTCCGCCAAGGTGTGTTGGATACGAAGAGTTCCTCTAAGACGATTGACATCATCAGCGGAAAAATTGCGAACAATTCCTTTAAATCTTTGATCAAACATATTTCATTCACCAGCAGGTAATTTTATTCTTGCAACAGTTCCATCAGGCAGCGTAATTGTTTGCTCTAGCGTCGATTTTGACGGAGGCAGTTCATGAATTTCTTCATCTGTAGTTTGATGCGAATTTTTGTACCATTCGTTAGCTTTTAATATAGCATTTTCAACGACTCTTTCAATCTGCGATGTAGCTCGCTGTGTCAACACTTTTTTTGCTTCGGCAGGATTGTCAAAAAATTCACCTTCAATTTGTTCAAGGTTCGATGTGCTGGATGCTTCCGCACCTGTTTGAACAATGTAATTCGTCGCTTCACCTTTGATCGTCTTTTTTATAATTTCTTCGACGACAAGAAGAGGATAAATTTGTGCTTTTTTATTCAGCACAGCATAGATGACTTGCCCAACGCTGTATTTCATCAGTCATCTCCATCTTCGCTTTCGTCATCGTCGTCTGACTCTTCTTCAGATGGCAAAAATCCTGATGATTCTTCTCCTTCGTCGGATTGCTCAGCGTCGTGATTGACATGAAACACGCCTAGCGTAGGGGCAGATGTGGGAGCGATGATATAATCAGGCGCCTCGGAATCAATAGGCAAATCAGCCGCCTCACACAAAGCTACGACCTTGTTCCACAATTTTGACTCGATTAATTTACGTCCTTCTAAAAGAGCCAATGACTGAGATAAAGTCTCTTGTCCATCAGGGGGCAAAAGAATGCTAAGCATGTCACGAACATGCAATAACTCAAACTTTGTCAAGTTCAAGTCATAAGTTTTTTGTCTATGGATCTTTGGCTTTTTTTCTGATTTTTTCATTGTGAACCTGCTTCCACACCCGTCAAGGCTTCTAAGAACAGATCAAAAGTGTCTTTGTGTTCAACACCTTGCTGAATCTTGACGACTTTTAGTGCCGCCTGCAAAGTTTTCATATCAAGCTTTTCTTGATACTCTTCAATCACTTCTTTTCTGTCCTGCTTCAATAGCTCTACTTCATTGTCAATTGATTCAATCTTTAACATGAATTCTTTGACCAAAGAACGAAGTGAATTTATTTCATCAGGCTGCAGTTCTGCGATATTGTAATTTTTAGGACGCTTACCCATATCGCAGATAGTACTACACAAAGACTCATTTGTTTAGAAAGAGTTAATTGCCCTGATTACTTCCTTGTATTTGTCAATTACTTCTTGGTTCTTCAGCGTCTTTAATTCATCTTCAAGAGGTTTTGTGAATGTTTTTTTCAAAACGTCGAAAGAACCCTTGGGCAATTTGTCGCTTTTTAACATCTCTTGCACCTGCTTTGCCATTTCAGGTGGAACGTCCTTCATTTGCTTGATCTTGTCTTCAACGGCCTTCTCAGCTTTGGATGAAGCGGTCGAAAGAACTTTTTTGATGTCGCCCATGCTCTTTGCCTGTATAACACCTTGGGCAAGTTTTAAAGCGGCGTCTGCCTTCTCAATTTTGGCATCAACAAGCTCTTGTCTAATAGGACCTAAAGTTTTTTCCATCGCGGCAAGAACTTTTGGATTTTTCAAAAGTTCTTTCACTTTGTTTAATTTCTCTTTTTCATCTTGCTCGAAAAGAAACAAATTTCCCCGGTACCTGCTATTGTTGAGTTTCGAGCGGCGACCAGAAGAGCCTCCCGATGAACCACCTGATTGTGGACCATCAACAAGGCCTCCCGTCAGGACACTTAAAGTACGAAGCGCCACATCAGGACCTCTTTTAATGAGACCCGCAGCCAACATGGGCCCAGGAGCCATTAGAAAAGCTAATCCTTTAGCATCACCTTCGAAGGCTGCGCTATTGGCATCGTATACGGACTGGTACTGGCTCTTGATTTTAGCCATGTCAGATTTTTCTTTTTCAAAGATCTCATCGTACGAATCTTCAACGAAGGGAAGAATTGTTGTCACGACAGCCTCAAAGGCGACGTGCAGAAGCGTTCGCACACTTCTTACCAATTCTTTTGACTTGCCCGCGACAGTCTTGACGACATCGGTAAACGGCGACACAAAAATTTTATAAAGATCGGCAGTTCCGGATTGACCCCATGTACTTTGACCGTCGCTCATGGACGTGTACATGCCGTCGTCATACTCTTTCAAAACTTGCCTAACGTAGGACCTAAGTAGTTGTGACATATTAATCTTCAGCTAAATATCAGCGTATTGCCAGATATTACTTCCCATCTTTCTGCGATCAGTCTTTCGAATTCATTAAAGTTCTGCTTTTTGGTTACAGGATCCCTTGTCGAAAAATTTTTTCTGGCTTCAGAAGCTAAACATTTTAAAAGTTCTTTCTTGAGGGCTCTCCATTCTTTTATGTCGGGGGCATATCCATGGACGAACTGAATTGCTTCTTCTATCTTTTGTTCCACGACCAATTAATATCTTGATTTCTCTCAACGTACATTTCTGGAAAGAACATCATAAATTTCTGCGCCGTGACGCTGCAACGTCTTCGGCAAAAACGAAATGAACGCAAGCTTGTCCTCTGCGTTTTTTGCCCTCAAGAATTCGCGCATTTTCGTTCCGCTGACATTGACAGTCGAATTCCTGTCGATGCCTTTGCAGACGATTTGGCCCTTCTTGAAGAGCGAAGGTGCTGCGCTCTGAAGGAAATGGGTTTTATAGTTCTTAGTGTCGTCATCTCCAGAATAGATCGTAATGCTGCGCGTGAAGTCTTTCTGGTCCAGCTCGGATAAAAATTCATACAGGCTCGTGACAGGTCCTGGAACATACCTGACCTCAACGTTTCCAGGCAGCGATTTCTCAATAAAAGACAACCAAATAGTGAGCATGTCTTTTCCCAGGATGGGCACCTCACCTTTTCTTTTTCTGTCGCCTGTTGAAACAAATAGCACAACACGGTCGTTGTCTTGTGAGGCCAAATTCACAAGGCAGTGGTGTCCTGCATGATATGGCTTCATGGCGGCCGCAATCAATCCGATCTTCATATCTTAAGCTGCCTTTTGGCTTTTATTTCCGTATCTAAAAAACCCAAGAATCTTATTGACAGACGCAAATGATCCTGTGAATTTATAAGTTCTTCCCTTGTGGCTGAACATGATTCCTTCGGCGGTCGATGCAATGTTGTCGACCGATCCTAGCTTTTTACGCTGAAATTCAAGAAAATTTTTGGCCGATGGATCCCCCAGCGATTCTATGCTGACCATGGCCGAGGCCGTGGCCGACCTAATTCGGTCAAGTTCACCTGTGTGGTCTATGACAAGATTCGATCTAACGCCTCGCAGCAGCTCGATCGCAAAGTCATTGATGGCCAGCTCAAATGGCTCAATGTAACTCCTGAGAAGACCAGGAGACGCTCTAATAAATGCAGCCACATCTTCATACTGCGATTTATTGATCATTTTTTTAATGTCGTTCAGGGTAGGAGCGTCCTGTGCCTCCATGGCCCTGTCTACGATCATGTCAGCAATTTCTTTCTTGAATCCAAGCCGGGACACATCGAGGCGGAGCTGCTTGCTTAGGCACTGATGCAGCGTTGAACAGTCGTTCAATCCGGCTGACTCCACGGCTGCGTCAATTCTGGCAACTGCGTTGGTCAAGGCTGATTTGTCAGCGATTCGACCTAATTTAACGTGCTGAGGACCATAAAATTTCCATCCGCTGATCAGCTTCATCGTTCTTGGTGCAAGAATTTCAAATCCTGAAACGTCATCGGCTGCTTGAATATTTCCGGCAGTGCTGAGTTCCATGATGGGCCACGAATGAAACACAATTGCTTTGTGACCGTAGGCGATCACGTTGGCGCTTGAGCTGTGCAGCACTTCGACTGAATACCACCTGTTCCCACGGTCACCAAAGATTGAAGCCTTTTGGTCTTTGCCCAAGGTGCTGACGAATCGATCAAGCGCCTGGAAAGCCTCACAAAAAGCATCTTTGAGGTGGCCACGTCCTGCGAACTTGGCTGCAAATGCGGCCTGATTCAGGCCACCGCCCTTGATGTCGCCAAGCGACCTTGCTGTTTTCAACTGTGATGTTGAGTCATCCCATGTGAAGACGAGGTTCAGGCCATCGAATTTTTCGATCGTACTTTGAAGCCGCCCTTCGGCGGCGTTCTTCAGGATCTTCTTGATTTCTCGAACAGTAAAATCACGATTATCGTACAGATGTTGCATGTGACCTGCAGCACCGCCCATAATCAATCTCCTTGTTGAATTTGATCTTCCTGCAGTTGCCTTTTTTCAGCGTGCCTCATCGCAGATTTCAGCTCAGCTTTCAGCCTTGACTCTGCTCGACGGTAGTCGGCTCGGGTGGCAGAGCCACGAGGTGAACTTTGCCTTTTGTGCTGAATCTCAGCGACTTGCTTTCGGAGCTCAGTAACGTGCTGGTCGGACCCCCATTCGACGATTGATCCGTCTGACAACTGGGTCGATCTTGTTTTTTGTTCAATGAAAAGCTGAACAAACTCAACTAACTGTTTCCTCGACATGGCCTTCACCCTTTTCAGCACGATCGAGAGCGTTCTTAAAAGCGCCCCAGATGTACATACGTATGTGATCATCTGTGATTTGTTCCTGTGAGGCGAGCTCGAAGTGGGTCGCCACGACCTTGAGAAAGTCAGGTGTGAGGTCGACGTCGAGCTGGCCTCCCCTAGGAAGGGCTATCGATTTTCTGATTGGATTTTCAATCTTCATGTCTTCCATCTTATCACTTCTTTGGCTTAATTGGCACGGGTCCTGAAGTATCTTCTGACGACGGCGATTTTTTCTCTGGCGCCGCTGACTTTTTGACGACGGTGGGTTTTATGGTTACTTTGCTTGCGCTCGCTGACTTTTTCATCTCAACGCCGGCCGGCTTGTCTGAAGGCTCCACCGCAGATTCAGCGTCAAATTCTCCCGTGACAATCTGTGAGATCCCCTTCAGGAAGGCAAAGAGGGCTGTCCTCTCTGCTTCGGACATGTCTGAAATATATTTTTCCAAACTTGAAGAAATAGTTTGATCCTTGAAGGACTTTCCTGACCTTATTGAATTGAGCTTCTCGATGACGTCGTCCGTTGTGATGTCTCCCGACTTCATCTTTTTCTTCTCTTCTTCGGCGGGATTTTCTACTGCCTGCTGCTCATCTTCTTCTTTTATAAGTTTTTTCTTCTTGGCAGCAGACACGCTTTCGTGTATCAAGCTCTGTAGGTATGAATCAATGCTTTTCAAAGGTGTTTTCTTCATGGCAGTTCCTTGGACGTATTAATTAGGTCTATTGCAAGCACGCATAGCTTTGCATTGGAATCAAAGTCTATAATTTTTGCATTAACTATGTCAAAAGGACCAACGACCTTGGTAACTTTTTCATTGTATGCAAGGGCAATTTCACTAAAAGCAATTTGAGAAGGTTCAGAAAAATTTTTTGAAATCAAAGAAAAAGCATCGTCGAGCGATATCCTTATGTCGATTTTCGGATTTTTTTCTGAGAATTCGATTCCAATTAAAGTGCCAACAAGAGAATCGTTGTGATTTTCTGTCATCAACAGCACAGAAATAAACATTTCATTGTAGGCATCAGTTACTTCTTCTGAGGGAAGGACATCTTGAAGTGATTCACTTACCAATTCCTTCGGATCCGAAATAAAGTTATTCATCAGAAGGATTATAAACAATATCCTTGTAAAGGATATCAGCGAACTTAGCATAGTCTTTGTCGAGCTCAGTGACCATGTCTACATCTTTCGTGTATACATTGATCATTACTGATCCTTCTTCGATCGTAAGGATTGCGTTGTGCTGCGTCTCAAGTTCATATTGCAACAATTTTTTTACAAATCTGTTTCTAAGATCTGTCGAAAAAAATTTAAAAGTTTTCCTCATTGAGGCAGGATCTTTTGTGATCGACCATTTGTTGACAGGCACAATCGCAATATCACCTTCGATAGGCTTTATCGGCAATTTATTGAATGACATTGGCCTGCGGGCAACATCAATAAACTCTTCGTGTAATTTTTGAAGTTGCTTCACAGTAGGACAACTCCCCCAATGACAGCGGCTTCTGTAAACGAAGAACCGTGCGTCCAAACTTTACGAGTTTTGTCGATCACGCAAGAACCACCTTTAAATTTTAGGTCACGTTCTTTGCCTACTCTGTTAGACACTACAACGTTGGCACCTGTTTCTTCTGCCAGGTCCATCCATTCGCTGTCAGGATACCCATAGCTGTCGCCCCAGTTGGTCAAGAGAGCTATTGTATCGACAGAACCTCTTTTGTAGAACCTTGATTCGCTCTTGTGAAATTTATAAGATTCTCTATAATTGTTTATCACATCGCGACAAATGAGAACGCCTAAGCGACCAGCAGGCGTTACCACGACAGGATTGAGTGTTTCCGAGGCTGTAGCCCACAGCGCATCTGGTCCCCAGAGGTTATGTTTTTGAAAATTCGCTTCAAGACCTGCTGCGCCTACCACTGCGGCTGAATTATACAATTTTCCTTCTAAAAGTTCGACATATCCGAAAACAATTTTGCAATTAAATTTCTTTGCGATTGGAACAAAAGCTTCTGTTTGGTACCCATTTCTTTCCTGCGACACTGACGCAGCTTCAGCCTTGGAGTTAATTGCATAGCCGCTGAGGCTAAGTTCAGGAAGTACAATAACCTTAGCGCCCTTCCCGGCCGCTTCAAAAGCGTACTGTTGAGCCGCAGCGATGTTTTTGTGAACATCAAGCAGCTCAGGCTTGTATTGAACAGCAGCGACTATGCAACTTGACTCGTGCATACAATCAAGTTCCAGATGCCTTAAACATCTTGTCAAGCTTTTTTAAGCGAGGAGCTAAAAACTTTGTTCTGAAGAATGAGCCTTCATCTTCTGGGTTTTCTTCCTCACCTGTCATGCTAACATTTCCAACGAACTCAGGATGTTGCTTCATTAGGGAAGCATCTTGCGGCTCGATTAGATCAAGCTCAAGAAGCTTATTGATATATGCTTCCATCGCTTCAAGCGTAGCGATCTCATATGCTTCCGGGTTGTTCAAGCGCTGTTTGACTTTGTCCTGAAGAACCCTGTCGATGAATTGTGCAACGCCATTTGGATTTTTGTATCCAAATTCAACGGCCAACTGTCGAAGTTTTTCATCACCCATTAGGTTCTTTTTTCCTCCGACCTCTTTTTCTTCAGCAGAACCCAGCATTGATGCCTCAAGCTCAGCACGCAAATCGCTGAGTTGCTTTTCAGTTGGTTTTTGAGCAACTTTCGATCCAACGCCAGGTGCACCTTTCGTTATACCTGGTATTGTTCCTGGCGGTATTTCTTTGCCTGCAGCTTTCCACTCCTCTTCGGCCTTTTTTAAATAGGCTTGGACATCAGCCGGCTTTGCATGCTTAGCTTTGGAAAGCGCAACCTTCTTTTCATAGGCAGACATGCCCTTTGTATCAATTATATCAGGGTCAACTGGACCTAAAGGATTAGACGGAGTTGGAAGCTTAGGCCTAGGCAAGGTAGGTAATGCCTCCTGAATGATCTTCCTAATCTGGTGCCTTATAGCCTCTTCTACAATTTTATTGTTCATCTTTTCATCCTCGTTGCTTTCGTCAGCAGCAACAGTCATTGCGTGCTTAATGGTATCGTATATGTCGGGAATTTTTTCATCCGGTACATTTGCCATCATTGTTGACATAGCCGCCTGTAGTTCAGGCTTGCTCGCCGGTTTAAAATCAACATTGCTTGGATCTGTCAATGCCGCTGATTGATCAATGACTGGGTTGACCTTGACCATTGCAGGACCTAATGATTTGTCCTCCAACAAGGTTTTTACAACCATTCTAATTGTGGCGTCCTGCTTCATTTCAATCTCCTTTTTTTGCCTCTGTCCAACGACGTCCAAAATACAAAGTTAAAAGAGGAATGAAATAAGCAGAACAGGCCCCAGCGTCGAACTGACGAGGAACAAGCGGACCTATTGATTCAAACATGGAAGCGACATACGAAACAGTTGTAGCCACGAATGCGACCGTAAGAAACGTAACCGACACCGATGCCTCACCTTTGCTGTTCTTGATCCAAAACCAAGAAGGCTTTATCTTTTCAATAGAATCAACTGAAGGCTCTTTTGTCTGTGCATCATCAGCCATGATGAATTCCCTTTCAATGACCTAAATATGCACAATTTCTCAAAATTTTATTTCAGAGATTGAGTAACAGCAAAAACTGTAAGAACTGTTGCTGCAACACCGCCTAAGGCGCCGAGGCCAATCAACAACGCTGGATCTGTTTGTGATTCTTTTACTTCAGCAATTCTTTTTTCATAGGCTTGCAAATTTCTATTATTGTCTTCAATTCTGGCCGTTAGAATATCTTTGTCGGCAGTGTTACGAATGCTGATTACTTCTTTTTCGTGTCGACAAACCTCAGCTGATTGTTCTTTTGCTTCTTCAGTTGCTAAACTAATTCTAGTTTCAATTGATTTTAGCTTTGCGATAATGCTTGCCAAAGCCTTTGGCGATAACATTACACCTGTGAAAGGTGCTCGTTGACTTATGCGCATAGGAGAAATAGCTTCACCAGGATCTACTTCTCCCTGCGGGGTTTCAACTTTGGGCAACTCTTCAACCTGCTGTGCGGCGGCGGTGCTTGTCAAAAAAGACAGTAACAGAATTGTTGAAATTGCTTTTTGAAATTGCATAGATTAATCCTTTGGAATTACTACCCTAAATCCTGTAACGATTGAAAGTTCTTCAGCGAGCCCCTCGGGATCGTCTTTGTACTCAACAAATAATCTTTCAGCCTCTGCCTTCGTAGCAGCATCAAGTTGATCTTTCTTTTCCTCGTACTTTATTTTTATTTCTTCAGTTTTTTTGGAATGTTGTTTATCTTCTTCATCCAACGCCGTCCGCTCGGTATCTCTTGCCGTGTCAACATCATGCGACAACTGTTTTCCTGATTGTATTATATCAGATGGAAGAGTGTCAGTGTCAGGTTTCTTTTTCCAAAAAAAATATAAAACCAACGCGAGGGAGCCTACCAATATTCCCCAATATTTTTTAATAAATTTCTTTATGCCTGTGAGTGTCAACATAATCAATTTGGTTTTGTATCCTTGCTAGATTTAAAGGAGCTAATGTTTAAGGAACTAAAATTTTGTTTCTTTTCAGGATTTTCTGACACAATCTTGCAAAGTTCAAGAATAATCTTTTCGTGTTGATTTATTCTTTCGTTCATGATTAAAACATTTTCAACAATTTTTTTTGACTCGGACGCGACGGTCTGTATCAGCTCAAATATTTTTGATGTCGTGTCTGATGAAGATACAGACTTTTCAACGAGGCTGTCGAACAAAGCCTTAATGCCAGATGATTTCATGTTTCTTTTTCCGAGCTGCCATTTATCATATTGTACAGCGTATCTGCGTCAAGTTCACTCATAATAATTTCGCGTTTCTTTTTGACGCCTGAGATGGCTTCTTTTATTTTTCTATTTACAATCGATTCAACGATAACTTGTCCTCTTGAGGTTTCAGTCGCAACCATTCTAGCACATTCTTCAAAAAGATCCTGCATTGAGATGTTGTGCTTGAACAACTTTGCACGAAGTGCAAAATGTGTGTCTTTGTCAAGCTTAACATGAATACATTTCTTTTCTGCAAGAATGTCTGTCCTCATCGATCATGCTCCGCCGGGGCTTGCTCCTGCCCGATCTGCGCCTGGTGGCTGGAAATCATCGTCTTCTTTTTCAAACTTACTTTTTCCTATTGTCAATCCGTGCCTATCTTCCACTGATTCTTTAAAGGCATCGGCAACATCAGGCTCATAATCTTTCAGTAAGTGATTGACAGCGCGCCTCAATATCGTATTTCTAATTTCCAGAAGAGAATCGTAATTGTCGATTAGCCTTATTACACCGTCAGCGAATGAATCGATATTGATGTCTTCGATTGTAAGCTTTTTCTTTTCTTCCTCGGCCGGTGGCTCTTCTTCTGCGTCTTTTTCTTCTGGTTTATCTTCTTCCTTGTCTTTTTCTTCGTCTTCCTCAGCCTCGAGCAAAAATCTTTTCGTCATCCTGTAGAGATCTAAGCCTTCAAGCTGAGAATTTTTTCCTTCTTTTTCAAAGTCAGAAAAAAATTGATCAATTTGAGAATCAATAGAATCTTCACCTTTTTCTTGTTCAAATTTTTCAGATGAGTCAGCTTCGCGAAGAAGCTTGACGACTCTTCGCAAATAATTCATTTCAGCACCTGCCCCATCGAATCAGCCTTTTTAAATCTTTCTTCTATGACAGTCCAGTTGAGTTCACGCATCTGCGAAATTAGGTAGCTCTTCTTGTCGGTAAGGTAATCACGATAGTAAGCATGCTCCCACATATCGACAACAATGACCGGATAGAAACCAACAGGAACATGGCCGGAGTGACCGTCAATCATCATGTTGACGAATTTTTTCAAAAACATGTGGTATCCCGTCACGGCCCAGCCATTTTGGCTGGATAGCGCACAGGCCATAAAATCACGCTGCCAATCTTCAAAGGATCCAAAGTCTCTTTCTATCCGAAGGAATGCCATTGAATCCATGGTGACTTCGCTATGTGGGTCGAAGCAATTGGCAAAATAAAGCTCATGCAACCAAGAAGCATTTAGGTTGAACACTTCGTCTATTTTAAGAGAGCGAAACTGTGAATGCCTTGGATTAGCTTCAGCTTTGTTTGCAGTGTCGAGCTCGGCAGAAACTTTATTTAATGACTCTACGTAATTTTTATAAAGTTCGCTATGGGCCGTTTTGGTCTTCTGTGAAACCAATTCTGAGACCTGCTTAAAAGGCTTTGCTTCGTGACGATAAGCTTCGTCAAGTTTAGGTAATTTAGATGTGACGGTGGTATTGACAGCGTCTTTCACAAGACCTTTCAGCATTGAGTCAAGGTCATCGTTCTTAAGCAAGCTCATATTCATCCTCCAGTTTTTCTGCGCTAATTGGATCTAATTCTTGGCCATCGGGTGAGACAAGGCGCACATGTGTTGGGCCAACTTCACCAACAGTGAAAATCTTTTTGTCTTTCTTGTGCCGAATACTTAGGCCTTTGGAAACGACTTGCTTTTCTTCACCATCAACTTTTGTACTTAACATCAGGTCAACAGCCTCGGACAAGGCGTTCACTTTCTTATACCACTCTTCTCTCATGACCCTAAGGACATCTTCATCTTTAAGATTCTTCATAAAGCCTTGCTCCTAATTATGGCTTCGCTTAAGCTAAGTATGTCAATACCTGCAGACATAAGAATATCAATGCCAGAAGAGTCCCTGTAAAGTGAGTCATAGATCACTTTTGTTATTTCCGCATTGACAATCAACTTCGCGCACTGACGACACGGCGAGTGCGTCAAGTACATGTGTTTCTTTTTGTGAAAATTAAAATCACACTTTACCAATGCATTTATTTCAGCATGGATCAAACCGCCTAAACCTGGTTCATCTGATTCGCGCTCGTTAGGTCCGCCTCTGTAATTGCCATTATATCCTACCGATAACATTCGAGTATTATCCTCGGAAACAATGATTGCTCCCACCTTCAGTTGCGGATCATATGATCTTTTTGAGATCTCATGCGCAATTGCCATCCACGTCTCGGGCCAGCTGGGTCTTATCATTTCACTTTTCAGGATCAAAAATTAGAGGATGGCACCTTAGACACCTTGGTTCATATAATTCTGAACCGCCTACTTCAATTTCGTCTCCTCCCATTTGCTTTTTGTAGGTGTAATAAGCATCTTTGCTGCAAACGGTACAGACTGCGCTTCTTTTTTCGACATGTGTCGCCCAAGGAAGCATCTTTTCAATCTCATCAAAAACCTTACCAGTCGCAGAAAGATCCAGAGAGGATACGACAACGGAATAGCCGCTTCTATACAGCCACGTCAACACCTTGGCGATGCCAGGTATCATAAAAGCTTCATCGACTGCAATGACATGAGGATTGTCTTTCATCTCAGCCAGCGTCTCGAGTATGTCAGATCCTTCTTTGACGCAGTTTGCAGCTACTTTCCAGCCGCTGTGCGTGCACACAAAATCCTCACTATACCTATCGTCCAGCTTTGGCTTGAAGACTATCACTTTTTTACCCTGATATTTGAATCTATCAATTGAAGACAACAATCCTGTCGTTTTTGACGAAAACATTGGTCCTGTATAAATGATGAACTGCGGATTGAACATGCTTGGCTCCTAATAATATCTTAATAACTTATTCGTTTGATAGGCTCTTTATTTTTTTCCAATTTTGTTTATACCAATCAAGGGTAATATCTAGTCCTTCCCAAAAATGAACGAGAGGCTTATAACCAAGTAATTCTGATATTTTTGTAATATCAGCCTGCGTATGCATTACATCACCTGGTCTCCACGGGGCGTCGTGTGACTTCGCATTAGGAAATTTCTTTATAAGATATTGAAGTATTTCTTTGTTCGTAACTCTTTCACCGCAGGCAACATTCATTGTTTCACCTGCAAATTTACCTTCAACAAGGATGGACCTGACACAAGCGTCGACAACATTGTCGACATAACACATGTCTCGTGATTGTGTACCGTCACCATCTGATCTCATAGATTCATTTTTCATAATGGAATTTATCCATGAAGACACAGCCGTAGCATAAGGAGAATTACCTAATTGATTTGGACCAAAAACGTTAAAAAAACGAAGACTAATAGAGTCAAAATCGTAAAGTTTATTATATAGCCTAAGATAATCTTCTATGATCAACTTTTGAAGGGCATAAGGAGATTGATAATTTTTTTCAGAATTTTCATTTGTAGGCAATTCTTTAACATTCCCATACACCGCTGATGTTGATGCGAAAACGAATCTTTTAATGTTGTTTCTGCATGCATCTAGTAACTTCATTGTTGAAGTAACATTTGTTTGGTGCGTCTCATATGGCTGTTCTACGGAATAACCAACGCGAGGTTGAGCAGCCAAATGAACAACGACGTCATAAGACTTATTATTAATTTTTTGTAAAATAACGTCGGAAGAAAAATCAGCAATATACAATCGATCATTTTCAATGACGCTAGGGTGCACAAATGCAATATGCCCATTTGAAAGATTGTCAACAATGTCAACAGCGTGTCTATTTTCTACACATTTGGCAGTGAGGTTGCTTCCAATAAAGCCTGCTCCACCTGTTATCAATATCCTCATTTATTTGTACCTGTTGAGGAATAATTGTCGGCAGCCCAACCAGATCCTTTTAAAACAAAGGAAGAACGACTAATAAGCTTTTTCAAAGAAGCAGAATGACAATGTGGACATGTCTCCAAAGGATCGTCTTTGATAGATTGCTCAACCTCAAGTTGTTGATTGCAAGATTCACACTTATATTCATAAGTCGGCATACGCTCACACAATTCCTTTGCTGGACGTAATCTTAACAGGAAAAAGAACAGTTGTACCAACTGAAGGCATTGTTCCGGGTTGTCGTACATAGATCAATGGGCCTCCTGACGTCGCCAGGTCGCACTTTGAGGGATCTTGTAACACATTGGAAATTTTATATTCAACTCCATCGATCCAGCAGACCTGCGATACGAGTTGGCAAATCTGTGAATAATCAGAATGCTTCATGTCGTGAGCGCAAGCATTTGGTTGGATCACCGACACGGGCGCACCGTTCAGTTTATTTTGCTTTGAAGCCGCAGGATGTCCTTTAATTCCTTTGTAATTTGTTCCTACGAAATGCCAACCGTAGTTACAAGATTTAGAAGTATTGTAATCTAGCTTCTTATCGAGAATCCAGTGTTTTCCAGGAGAAGCAACAAGTCCTGTTGGATTCTGACCTACCTTCGTGTCGACCATCTGGCTGTGCTTTACCATCGACGCCACTGTCGAAGAGATCTGCATCGGGCACGGTTCAATCCTGTGAACAGCGTTGATGAACATCAAGTCGGCGATGTGTGCAGTCAAAAGCGACGCACCAAAAACGTCAGCTAACTTTTGCTGCAGCTCAGCTGAAACATTGACTCTGACACCGTCAATCTTCAGCGCGTCCTTCATTACATTGAACTTTATTGTTCTGCCGCCGGCCGTGTGCTCCAGCGGCACCCATTCGGCATCAAAGTTGCCAGCTAGGACCTGCTCATAGATGTACTTTTCTCTATCGGCGATTTTCTCAGGAAAATTATTGCTCATTGATCAACCTCATTCAATTTCCAAAATGTAGTGGACATTCCAAAGTCAGACTTAGAAACCTCAGCCAAACACAGCGTGTAAGGCGCAATCTGCCGTTCTCCATCCCATTTCCAACAGAAGATCTTTGAAACCTTGCCTGAAGGACTCAATGCCTCCAGCAGCAGGTATGCCTTTCCATTCTTTGTCGTCTTTGGAATGGAGTTCTTTACGACAAACCAGTAAATATCTGTTCCATCAATCTCGTCAAGGGACCTAATTCCCTTGTTCTGCAAACGTTGCAATATATCATACTCAACACACATGCTAATGTCCATCGTGCCGGAGCAAGAAATCTTGTTCTCGATCTTCTCGATACGGGTCCAATCGGGCATCTCTCGTGACGACTCCAATAATTCAAAGAATTTCTTCTGACCAGACAGCGGATCTTTTTTCGTGGATTTTTTGATGGTATCCATGTTTTCAACGATTGCGAAGTGAAGCTGCCTGTAGTTGCCCCAGATGCACGTTTCAGGATCCCTCAGCGACTCAAAGGCTTCCATCTTCAACAGGGCGTCGATGGCCTTCTTGTTGAACTTGGAGTGGCGCCACACGCCATCCGGCGTCCACAGCATGTCCTCGATCGACTTGTATGGACGATTTGCAATGATCTCCTCGACGGCTGACTCACCGACTCCCTTCAACGAAGACAGGGGCGGGACGAAAGCGTGAAGCTTCTCGGACCACGTCCATTCGTTCGTAGAGTGGTTGATATCAGGCGTCGAGGTCTTGTAGCCGAGCTGCTTGATCTCTGAGATCATCCATGCCAGGCCTTCAACGTTGGCATTTTCAGACTGAAGACATGTTGCCAGCCAATCGGTCTCATAGTAGGTCATCAACCAGGCACCGTAGTACGAATCGATTGCATAGGCAATTGCGTGGGACTTGTTGAAACCATACAACGAGAAGAACGCGATCTTGTCGAACAGCTCCTTCGCCTTGAACCTTTCCATGCCGCTGACGGTGATGCAGCCGTCGATGAACTTCTTTTCCAAGGCCTCTTTCTCTTCGGACTTCTTGCCAAGGGACGTCAGGTCCTTCTTGACAAGAGTCTTGCGCATCTTGTCGGATTCACCTGGTGAGAATCCTGCGAGCTTCTGTGCCAACATCATGAATTGCTCCTGGAAGGCAATGAACCCGTAGGTCGTGCCAAGAACATCCTTGATGGTAGGGTGATCGTACTGCGCCTTGGAGGCGTCCTTCTTGGCTTCGACGTACTTCTTGTGAACGTTGGCCTTGAGTGGACCTGGGCGATAGATGGCAGTGACGACGCCGATGTCTTCGATCGAGGTCGGCTGGACCTCATGACAGAACTTCCGAGCGCCTTCGGATGTGAACTGGAAGATGCCTGGCCATCGATTGCTGCGATAGACGTGGTTCAGGACCTTGTCGTCGTTTGGTTCGACGTATCGACAGTTGAGCTTCTCATCATAGAACTTCTTGATCTCTTCGAAGATCGGTTCACGACCTAGCTCCCGTTTCAGGATTCGAGCGATGCAATCCTCCACCATCTTCATCTGCTTGATGCCGAGGAAGTCGAACTTGAGGAATCCATTCTCCTCAAGGTTTCGAATATTGACACCTTCAGTCCACGGCGTCTGAAGCTCACCTCGAACGGTGATGAGAGGCATGTGCTTCTCGAGCTGAGGACAGATCAGGACACCGCCGGCGTGACGGCCGACCGAGCGGTTCATCATGAACAGTGTCCTGATCTTCTCCTCGACCTGAGGATACTTTTCCATGAAGTTCCTGTAGTTCTCGGAGTGTTCCATACAGTCCTCATGCTTCAGGACGAACATGGATTTTTCCATGTTGGGATCGCGCGACTTTTGCTCCACTTCACGCTCGAGTGGGCCTGTGACAGCGTTGACCTCGTCGAAAGGAACTCCGTAGAACTTGGAGACGTCCTTGACGAGCGACTTCAGTTTCAGGGTATTGAAGTTGGAGACAGGGACGACAGCGTCGTTACCGAAGATTTCTCTGGCTGCTTCGATCAGCTTGTCACGGTCGCCGACGTCGGTGTCGATGTCAGGATAACCTGAGTTATGGGTTAGAACAAAATTCGTCCCATCCTGAGACACAAAAAATGTGTGATCGTTTTCGACTTCAATGTCGATTAGATCGACTTCAGCATCAAGTTCTAGTACTTCGATTGCTGTGACCGGGACGTAGTTGAATAAGTGATTTTGTTCCATCATAATTGAAGCCTTCGATGTTTTGAATGTCAAGCCCCTTAATGTCATCATAAAACTCTGACATCAAGTTTACACGAATGTTGATTCCTAATTTTTTCAATTCTTCTGCACAGTTCAGGTTCGAATCGTATCGATGATCACGTCGATTTCCCTTCATCTCAATGTAGAGGTTCTGCTCTGGCAAGTAAAAATCGGGTGTATAGAAAATTTTCTTTCCTTTTATTGTCAATTCGAATGTTTTGTGTTCGTAATGATAATTGTGGCCTCTGTACCGACATACTCGCGCAAAATCTGCCTCAAGAGAACTTTTGTAGTAATTGCCATCGTTTAAATCACTTCTGAATCCGCACCTACCATGCGTGGCCAACTTAACAAGACCTGACGATTGAGCATGCCATTGACAATTACGCGAACAAAATCTTTTTGAATTTGAAGGAAGATCCTGCCAAGTTTTGGCACATACTTCACATTTAAAAGAAATTCTTCGTGCAGAAAGACGACAGTCATAACAAATTCCATCACGTATTCTACTTGATATCTGTGATTTACATGTGCTGCAAAATCTATGCGTCGACTTATGAATGCATTCTCTGCTGCAAAATTTAGCTGTCAACGACTGCGATAAAGGCCTATAGAAAACAGTGCTGCATTGCATGCAGTTCAAGGCGACTTTTTGGTCTGATGTTGGGTGTGCTTTATTGAAATTTCTTTTACAGGATTTCGAGCAATACTTGCGTTTGCAAGCATTCAAGCTGCCTTGGTCACCCATCTCATAAAAAACTTCAAATTGCTTACTGCAATGTAGGCACTGTAATGTCTTTTTCATATAGCATTCCCGGGAATGTTTACCGAGAATACATATTCTTATTAGAGCTTTCTAATCAAATCTGTTGTAAGAATTTGATCTGCGGTTACTTCAACTTCCAAACCATCACGAAGTACAATCCAACGATGATTAGGAGAACACGTGATGATTTGATTGCCAATAGTAAGCTTCATAAGCTTCTTGTGTTTCGTGACAAACTTAGACTTCACCTTCTGAGAGCGATTATGACCTGTCACCACTTCATCACCTACATTGACAGAACTGATAGGGATTTGATCCCCACTTGACATTTTCACCAATGTAGCTGGATCTAAACAGCGGTGGCGACCCATGAACCTCTCCCACAGCAGGTCATATTTGAGGGGATCGACGTGGGTAATGCCTAGCAGGTAGTTGACGAGTGAACCTGCACCTGAGCCACGGCCTGAACCAGGCAACGTTCGATTTTCGGCCAACTTGAAAACCTTCTGAAGCGTCAAGAAGTAGTCCTCAGACTTCAGGTACTTGATGTCGTCCAACTCCATCTTGGCACGGGCGACGTAGTCAGGCTTCTTGTCAAGGCCTTCGGCGACCAAACCTTCCTTGACGAGGTCGACAAGTTGCTTGAAGCCTGATTTTTCAGGTGTTCCGAAGGTGGGAAGCTTGGCCGATGTGTCGAACCAGATCTCCTCACAAAGGTTCCAGGCAATGTCGTGACCATTCTCCATGGAGGTTCGGACGACGTCTTCTGTTCCCTTGTACCAATCATAGGCTTCACGGCGTCCCAGATATTCGTCCCACATCTGTTGAGCGTTCTTTGGGTACAGCTCACACTTCAGTTCCTCGAACTTAGGAAGAGGCTTAGGTTCTACACCAATCTTCATGCGACCAGGTTGTAGCTGTCGATAGATCTCCCTGGCCTCCCACAGGGCAGGTTCTGGATAGTGTGAGTCTGCGGTGGAAAGAAGCTTGCAGCCTGTCGATGCAGCTGTCTCGATCATCATCCTGTTGGTCAGGTCCTGGGCAGGCAGCTTGTTGAACTGAAGTTCTAGGAAGAAGTTTTCGTGTCCAACACAATCGACGAATCGATCGACGACGTTCTCCAGCTTGTTTCTGATCCTGCCCCTCACGACTTCATCGTCGACCAATGATGGGTCTAGCTCAGCGAACTTCTTGTCGCCAAACTCGCTATAGATAATGCCGCTGGGATAACCACCGACGCAGGCAGTCGAAACGACCAGACCTGCCCCATGCTCTTTCAGCAACTTGAAGTCAATTCGAGGAAACTTATAGAAACCGTCGACGTAGCTCTTCTTGACGAGAGTGAACAGGTTGGAAAGGCCTACGTTGTTCTTCGCGACCACCACAAGGTGGTAACGCTTGTTGACATCGACGAATCGATCGCTGTCGGAACGTGTCTCATCGGCGTCCTCGACGACCAGACCTGCTTCTTCTTCGTCATCGCCCTTCTTGGAGTCTTCTTTCTTGGAGAGGTCGTACCTGACCTTCCAATCGGCCAAATCAGGAACGAAATAGAACTCAACGCCGTAGAGCTGCCTGAACTTGTGCCCTTTCGACTTGATGATCTTTTTGGCATGGGCATGGGCGTGGGCCAATCCGTTGCCGTTGCCATGGTCGGTAAGAGACCAACCTGACAATCCATTTTGGACACAAAAATCAATGTGATCTGATGGCTGCCCCAGGCCGTCATAAGTGCTAAAATGTGAGTGTGAGTGAAGGCTGATGAAATGTGTAGGTGGCCTAAGAATGTTGGTCATTTATATTCCCAATTCGGAATCAAAGCAGCGTACTGATCCTGGATCTGATTGTACCTTGCCTCGTCTATTATTTGCACGACGGTTTCAGGATAATCTTCCTTAAAGATTTTAAATTTTTCTTTTGCAGCTTGCGTCCACCATCCTTTGATTTCATACAGCATATTTTCAACTTTAAAATCAGGTGTATATGTTCTTCCGTCTCGAAGCGAAAAACTCACTTTTTCATACTCAAATTTTTGATTCGTCAAAAGCAAATATCTCGCAAAGTTAGCCTCCCATCTGCTTCTTACGTAAAGATCAATGTCTTGTCTGTACCCACCCTTGCCGTGGAATGGGTGCAAATTACGACCTTCACGTAGGCGTTTAGCAGCGCTAACCCTCATCTTCTGCTTCGTTTCATCTGAGGCCCTATATTTTTTTGATCTTTCGCTGAGTTGTTTCCTAGCCTCTTCAGTTTTCGTCCAATGCTCTACACCATATTTCTCTAAGTTGCGCTTCTTGACGCTCGATCTATAATCATCTGACCGCCACCTGCTTTTGGCTTTCTCTGACAATTGACGTATGCCTTCATCAGAGATAAAATCTCTTTCCTGATGAAGACGTTTCATCAGCAGGCTTTGCTGTAATTTTCTTTCGTCTGTTTGATGATAACTTCCGTTCTGTTTTCTTTTGATGCCATGTTTGCATAAACGCAATTTTGGCATTTGATCACTAACTTCTTTTTACTATAGTCTTGGAAGGGTTCAAGACATTCAATGCATTTCTTTTCAACAGGTTCATGCTTTACATGATGTCTTGTTTTATTTCTCAGCTCATAACTGCATTTTTTACTGCACGTTCTTATCTGTATGTTCTTGTGTGTAAACGCAGTATTGCAAATCTCGCATACAATTTTTGGTGTATCTATTGTGTCCATGAAAAATACATATATACAAATGCTAAAAAGGCCATCGATTTTCACAATGGCCTTCGAAGTTAGTTCAGCGATGAGTTATAACTCACTCAATTTCCTTGTCGTAGGGCTCGTATAACATCTCACCGGCGGCCTTGCACCTTTCAAGGTAGTCTTCAAGCTGCTCAAATGTAGTACAAACCTTGATACCTGATCTACTGAGCATTAGGTTGAACTTTGCACCAGGTGGAAGATTTTCGCAGAAGTAAACGATCTTTGTGCCGTAGGCATATGCAGCGCCGGCCTCCCAGATCGTGCCGATGTCACGATATGTCGTGTTGACGAGGCAGAAGTCTGCCTTCTTGATGTGTTCAACATTGCCGTTGAAGACATTGTCCTGGACCTCCAAGGATGCGTCTGGTGGGCAGACGAAGATCCTTCGTGGCGAAGCCAGAGAGATCCATTCAGCTCGACTGTCGAAGACAGCCTCAAGCTTTGTCAACTGCTTGTCCTGATCAGGCGAAAACCAACCGCTAGCGAGATAGCATGCAAGTTTTTTACCAAAAGTATTTTCATTTTTCATTTTTCTGTACCTTTCCCATCTTTTCTTGACGCCTGCAATCATGTTCTCCCGCCACTGTGGCG